CTTGGGTAAATACCTTCGGAGTTTCCTTAACGTCACCTTCGGATGTTTCTGCTGCTTCCGGCGCATTTACTACGGGTTCAGGCGCAGCCGTTGCGACCTGTTCCGGCGCGGGTTGTTCCGCTATTACTTCGTCAGACATGGCTTGATTCCTTGGAATCCCTGGCGTGCCGCGCCAGTGCGGTTATTCGTAAAATAGTGTCGCAGATACCGTTCCTGATATGACGACGTAAAGTCCTTTGCTTGCCGTGATGCCCATTGCGGTAAACAGATAGTTACCCGCAGCGGCAGGCGTAAATACGCTCAAAATGGTTGGGTCAGTGTTAGACGCGGTGCCGGAATCGTATACCGTGATCGTCGGCGTTGACGATGCGGCGCTAACAAAAATGCCTTTAAGCACCGTGAAACCAACCTTGACTTGCGTGGTGGCGCTAATATTCTTGTATGTGGCGGACATGATTTACCTCAAGCTAAAAAACGAAGTTTATACAAGGTGCGTAAGTAAATTTCGATGATGTTGTCGATGAGCTGTTGCAACGAGGTATCCGACTTATCCACAACATCATACCTTGCGCCTTCAATTTCTTTCAATTGATCTTCCAAAAACTCAATGATGTTGGCCGTTTTCTTGGCCGACATGAGCGAGATCGGGCCGATCAAACCATGCCGCCCTTGATAGGCTTCCGTGAAATCGTCTGCCGCGCCCACAATACGATCATAAAAGATGTTCAAGGCTACATGCTTGGAGTAGCTGCGGGTGTTTAAGTGGACGCTGTGCGCCACATCCCGAGCCAAGAACAGCATCCCTACGAAATCAGCGCACTTCATTGCGGAACTCCCATCGGTGGCATCCCTTGTGGTGGCATGCCCTGCGGTGGCATGCCCTGCGGTGGCATCATCTGTTCCATGCCCTCTTGCGGCATCTCGGGCATACCCGGCATGTCTTGGTCACGTCCTGGCATCTCGCTCACCAGATCGCCCGAGGTAATCATGCCGTGGACGGTGCCCATCACAATGTCTTGAATCTGCTCGGGCGACATGCCAGCCTGCACCGCGCTGATGCGTTTGGTTTCCGCGTCGTAGGCTTTGACATCTGCCTCAAACTCTTTGACCTTCAACGTCTGTGCTTCCATCGACTGACTGACATTTTGCAGCATCTGGTGCATCTGTTGCATTTCTTGATTCATTGCTTGCATCTGCTGTTGGGCTTGAGCCAGTTCTGGCGAGGCTTCAGAGTCATCCATGAGTTTCGGATCAATGGTCTTGGCAAAGCGTTTGCTCATCTCCTGAGCACCAGGCCAATCCATGTTTTTAATAAACAGATCCCCAGCCACCGCCCACAGGTTTGGATTGCCTTGCAGGAGGCGAGACATGGCATCCAAAGATTCCTGCCGCTTGGTCATGTAGCTCGGACCAGTGGTGACGGCAACGTCGTATTTGCCAACATTGGGGTTATAAATTTTCTTGATGGTCGCGCCGGTCTGCTGGTCCACAATCTTACGCACTGGCTCTGGCTGATTCGGATCAATCATCGCCTGGTCAGTTTCGCCATCAATACCAATAATCCGCGCAACCCGTTGGGTGTCGTAGATGTGCGGGATCAGATCAACGAGCTGCCGCGTCGCGTAGCGAATAGCTCGGGCAAGGTTGTCGATAAAATGGTAAGTGCCGGTGTCGCCCTGCTTCTCTCGAGCTAAGATAGCGCGGCCAGAAACTTCATTGCTCTGTGCGCCGAGGCTAGCATCGTACTGGCCTGTGGTGCCTTTGATGTCGTCAGCCGCACCCATCTTAGCCTGCAACAAACCATTCTGCGCCAGCGGCGGCGGTGCGCGTTGCGGTAACGGCAGCGGTCCACCTTGCCCGTCAGTCACATCGGGATTGACTTCCAAGTAAGGCCAGTTGTTGATATTGGCCGTTTTCCACTGCTGCTCGTAGCCTTCAAACTGCCCGCCGTAGCCGATGAACGGTGCTTTAGGCGCCAACGCCAGCATCTCGGCCTCTTGGCTAACCCAATAGTTATACATGCGTTGGGCATCTTTGGCGTTTCGCACCAGCCCGCTGACGTACATGCGGCCGTCAATCTCAAATTCGTTGCCGATAACGCGGATAACGGGGATGTATTTACCCGCCCAATCGCGCTCTTCCAGCACCTCAAAGCCGTTAGTTTTGCACCATTTGACCGTCCGCACGTCCACATCTCGGGTTCTCGTTGCAGTCAGCCCCATCATTTCAATCTGTTTGGCCTCGGGTGACCCCGCCATTGCGGTCATTCCACCGGGGTATTGGTTGAGCTTCTTGGCTTCGTGCTTGATGTAAAAGTATTCCGCGATTCTTACCGTGTCCTCGTTGATCCAAGCATTCAGTTGCCCGTCGCCCACGCCGTAAGCCAGACTGGACAGGGTTGCGGCATCGGGAAACTCGCGCTCGTATTCGTCTTTGGTGATTTCTTGGTTGATGAAGCACCATTCGGCATCCGACCCGCAGGGGTCTTGGATTGTGGGATCCATGTAGACGCTAAATGAATCCCGAATACGCCCGATCCGCAGATCCTGCTCAAAGCTGTTGTCGTCGCAGTATTCGGTCAGGATGCGAAAGTAGCCCTCGCCAAAGGTGACCTGGTTGTCGCACGCGGTGTCGTAGGCAACATCCGCGTCCGAGATATACTCAATGTGCCTGACAATCCCGTTGAATATTTCTGCTACCTCAACGTCGGCCTTGTCGTCAGCCGGTATCACCTTGCCACTGGGCCTGTTCTGGCGTTGGTCGTTGGTGACTTGCAGGACGTGTTGCGGCAGCTTGTTGATGGTCAGGCAAGGTCTGGCGTTGATCGTCTGGCCTTGCACCGAGCCGCGGGTTGCCAGCACGTCAGCGGGCCACTGCCATTGGTTGTCCGGTGATGCAGCACGAAAGCGCAGGTCGTCCAGCTCGTCCTCACGGCTGTCCGAGTAGGCGGCGATCGCCATCGTCAGGCGCGTACGCATTGTCGCCAGCATCTCGCCGTTGTCACGGTCAGACTTGGTGCCGCCTGACGAGACTGCGCCCGCTTCGTTAATGCCTGTATCTTGATAGGCCACTACTTGCCTTTCTTTTTACCCGCCGCAGCGCGCTTGATTGCATAGGCAATGGCAACGGCCTGCTTGACCGGCTTGCCAGCAGCAACCTCGGCCTTGATGTTCTTGCGGAAGGCGGTTGGCGATTTTGACTTAACAAGAGGCATTATTTACCCTTCTTCGCGGTTTTAGCCGACTGCTTGAAAGCCTTGGCCGTCGGTGCGCCAGCAGCACCAGACTTACGCATCTTCTCTTTACTGCCCGCGGCAATGCGTGCCTGTTTTGCGTGAATATTTGCGTATAGTCCGGTTTTCATTAAGCCCCCATCCAACTGGTGGCGCCCATGTTTACATTTTGGTGCGGCATCACATGCTTACGTTGCGCTTTGGCATCGGTTTTGATGATGCCGGGAAATAGCTTGGTCATTGCCCAGACAAACGCATCTGCGCGGTTGGGTGAGCGTTCACCCATGTAACCGTTGGTCGTCATCGAGCACAGCTCGTCCTCCAGCTCGGGGAACGTGCCGCCGAACCGGATCTTGCCCTGTTCTGTCAATGCGGAAACGGGTTCTGCTCGCACAGCTTTGCCTCTCGATGCGTTGATTAACTCGCATTTCAGGTGTGGATTGGCACTTTTTATCACATGTCGGACCATTTCACCACCATAATTCTTTTCGGCCACTACCAGATCCGCGGCGTGCCGATCGTAAGCAGTCGCCACGACATTAGCCCAAACGCTCGGACCGGCCTTCATCGTGCAGTCCTCAAGCACGTAAGCCCGACCGTCGATGCCCAGGCCAGCCACCACAATCCCGATCTCGTCGTTCCCCGCGTTATCGGTGTCGCCGCTGCCGGAAGGATCAACAGACACGACCACCCGCAGCATGTCGGGCAGATTGGTCGTCTCACGGTAAGTGTCGATCATCTCAATGTTCCAAAGCGCACCTGCGGCCACGTCTGCAAACTTGCCCTCAAGAAACCGTTGCCGCATCCTGGCTGGCAGGTTCTCCAGTTCCTTGATGTAGTCCGGCGGCAAGTTCTCCAGATTGTCGCGGGGGTTGATGGTCATCATGCTGAAGTTGACCAGATCGGCCAATGCTTTGCCTGATTCTGGTTCAATCTTTTTGACAAACATTTTATACGTCCAGTGCGCCATGCTCGGAGGGTTGCAGTCGTAAAACGCCTTCAAACGCATCTGCCGCTGTTGACCGCCTACCGTAGCCACGCAGTTCTGCGCGAGTCGTGTAACGGCCATGTTGCGAGCCGACAGGGGTATCTGTGAGCATTCGTTGAAGAATATCGTGGCGTATTCTTGGCCCAAAATCTTTTCTGTCCGGTCCTTGTCGTCCAGCCCACCAAACCAGATTTGGCTACCGTTTGGCAAGGTCGCATACCAATCGGTCTTGTCCAGGGTATAGGTGAGCCGCGGAAAGCACAGGCTCATGACCTTTGGAAAGGTGTCGAGAATAACCGAACTTTTAACGTGGTTGAACCGGAACCGCAAGACAACGTGCCGAGACTTAGGCGCCAGAGTCGCCCGGATGATCAGTGCTCGCAGTGCCACAAACGTCTTTCCCGACCTACTCCCACCGACCAGCATGACGTGCTTGGCGTCGCCGGTCATAAGCCCAGTTGCTCTGCTTTGGGCTGCTGTAGGACTAAACAAGGTCGGCGTCCTGGCTGTTGATGTGGACCATAATGTCTCCACCGTCCTTGCCGGTGAGCTCTTGCTTGACGGTTTCGGACCAACGCATCTGCGCTTTGGTCCACCAGATCATTGCCGTGGTGTCTCCGGCCTGCGCCTTGTTAAACAGCGTTCCGGCCACTTTTGCCGACGCTTCTGCCTTGCCGATTGACAATTCAAAGGCGTAATGCTTTCGCAGCGTCACATCGCTGATGTTGATTAACGCCCCGATTTGCTCGTGCGGCAGTCCAAGACCAGACATTTCGCGCACTTGTTGGCGCGTTTCTTTAGTCGGTTTGTGTGAAATGTTGGGCATATTCTTTTATTAAGGCAAGTTTCACCGTTTATTCCGCTTTGAGATCGCCGCAGCCTTTGACTTAGCATCAGCCTTAGAACTGGCTCCCCACGCCTTCAGAGACAACGCCAGCCGTGTCGGTTCCCCGCTGGGTTTTGCCATTGGTCCTGGCATGTTGCCCATTCTAGCTAGAAAACTGGCGCGGCGGGGATTGTCGCCAGACTTGACCGGAGCCTTCAGGGTTCCACCGGTTTCGGCCTTGTAACTGGCTCTGCCTTTAGCGTTCAGTCCACCAGCAGGGTTTTTGCCTTCTTTTCGGGTCCAGGCTGCGGTCATTATTCTCGTC